AGCTGCGTTCGGATAAAACCTGGTCTTAAACGTCGCCGTGACGTCGCCCTGCGTTTTCTCGTCAGGTATTAACGACGTCGCGACCATCATGCGATCGCCGTTGCCCAGCTGCAGCGGGCCTGTTTGCGCAAAGACGGCGCTTCCAACGTCGTAGGTGTAGCCGGCTTCGTGCTCGTAAATGTAGCTGTCGGGGCTGACGTAGTTTGGGAATACGAACGCGCCAACATCGACACCAGCCGTGCGTGCCAGAGTGCCGATCTGCCAGTGGTTTTCCATGTAGTTGTAACTAACGTAGCTGTCGTTTTCGGTTGACCCAGAGCTCGGGTAAAACCAAATGATTTCGCTGAAGTTGCTGTTCTGTACTGCGAAAACTTTGGAGCGCTGGGCAATGTTGAGGTTTTCAAAAATGAAATCGCCAACGCTACTGCGCAGGGTCTGCACCGAACCGTTGTAGACAAAGAATCCGTTGTTGCCCATCCAATAGGCCGCACCGTTAGCAGTCGCGCAGGCGTTTGCGCTGATGACGCCGCACGCGGTGCCGACTTGCTGAAAGCCGTAAACGAACGGCGGCCCCTGGTATCGCGCGGTGTGTGCGTCAATGTCTGTCAGCAGAAGCGTCTCGCCGCGCATCCGCTTGCCGGTCAAGAGCGTGCCGTCGGTTGCTAGGGTGAAACTGCCTGCCTGGTTAGTCGCGGCGGGAGCCCACACATTTGATTGCTCTTGGTCAGAGAAAGCCACTTTATTGCTTACGCCGCCAGCGCCTAGCGCAAAAACGAAGCGCTCTGGGCTAACGACAATGGCGTTGTTATCGACCGGCGCGTTGCTTAGCAGCGCCGCTGCGGACGATGTGCTGTTTGCCCACTGGTAGATTTTGCCGTCGGACGTCGCAGACGCAATGACAAACTCGCCAAATGTGTCTAGCGACCAGGTCGTGGCTGGCGTGTAAGCGCCGGTGTCGGGACGTGGTGTGTTCCAAGTGTAAGCACCCCAACTCAAGCCGCCATAACCCAGGTTTTGGGTTGCATCTGCGCTGCCAGCCGTGAAGCCAGCTGGCGTGATGTCCACAACGGTGTTGCCTTCGCCGATGAAGTATAAATTTGTGTGCGTGCCCGCAACCGTGCGCCGATTGCGGCTGTTGTCGAGGTAGGCGATCAACGCGCGGCATACACCCGTCATGGCCGTCGTCGTGCGAGCTCGCCACCCTCCTACGGGCTGCAGTGCCCCTTCGTACCAGCGCACTAAGTTGGCGTCCGACCAGGTGTTGGCCTGCTGCAGATCTGTTCCGTTTTTTACCACGCCTGGCGGCGGTGCGATGTTAAGCAAAGACACGGTATTCTCCCGTTTCGATCATGTCGCAGAGCTCGTCGGCTCGGTAGCCAACCTGCTCAGCCCAACGGCTCGCGTTGAATTCAGTGCTCGCCCAGAAATAATCCCCTGACTCCATCGCAGCCAGCGCTTTTTTGAAGGTCAGCAGTCTGGTCAACCCAAGGTTAAAAGCGATGTCGATTAACGCTTCACGCCGCACGCTGTCGAGACGGCTGTACCAGTTGAATCGATCTGTGAGCTCTTGCTCGACGCGCTTGATGTCGTTTGTGAGCAGCATGTCGATCTCAGAGTCGCTCAGGCCAATACCGCCATCCTCATCGATGTTTCGACCAACACCGACAGTGACTTTGCCGGCACTGCATCGGTACGCATGGCTTTTGACGCCTTCGTGCCGCTTCAACATTTTAATTAGTCGCTCGCTCATTTTCTCAGCTTCATCAATTTGTCTGCCCCGCGAATGCCAAAACTAGCGCTAACTGCCAAGAACAACAGGTACTGATACCACTCGGGCAAGGCGTTTAACGCCTCAAAACCCAGCGCTACGCGATCGATCACTGCTGTGTCGTCCATCGCTATCGCGTAGCCGATCATAAAAATCGGGATCGCTAACACGAGAGTCCAAAACTCGTCTTTGTACGACGAGGCGCTTGCGTCGGCCATCTTGGCCTCCCACTCAGCGCCGTTCTGGATGACTTGCATCTTGGCTTCGTGCTTGGCCTGCTTCTCGTCGCCACGTTGCTTCATCCAGGTGCCGGCGATCTCTGTCACCCCACCTAATAAACTCCCCACCAAGCTCACTTGCCGTTACCCCTGGTCACCCAGGCGCTGGCCCCAAAATAGGCGGCGACCAAACCAGCAATTGCCACAAAATAAACTGATGCGATCTCGCTCAGAATCTGGGCCGCTGCGTCCAACTTGACCAGGCTGCAGACCACGATCAGCGTCGGGTAAAGCAACATTCCCCAAAGAGCAAACCAGGCCATTGCGCGTTGTGCGTCTGCTTTCTCGCGCGTAACTGTCAGCATCTGCATGTCCTTCGCTTGCGACAGTTCTGAGTGATCAACGACACCGTCACTATTCGCATCTAACGATTCATGTATGGAGTCTGGCTGTAATTTTTTACCTTCCAAATCTCACCTCGTTACCAACTGCAACAGAACAAAAAGCACTAATGGCAAAAACAAAACGACGCCGCCTATGACAGCTGCAAGCTGACGCATGTCTGCGCGAAACTGCTTCTTCGCAGCTGCGGCTTTTGCAAGCTCTGCTTGCTTCGCCTTACGAGCGTCAGCCATCGCCTGCATCGCTTCGCTATATAAGGCAGAATTCCCACTTACCAAGAACAGGTCTTTGATCTCGGCCATTGTCTCTTGGATCTGTTTCTTGGCCAGCGCAGCCTTGACTGCATCGGCTTCTGACAACTTTCCTTCGTTCTGCTTCCTCGCTAACTCTACTTCTGCACCGCCGAGGCTCGAGAGAAAAGAGCTAATGCTGGAAATATCATTCGTGGTTTCGGCCACGCGCTTGATCGCGCTCGTTGCGGCGTTCACGCCTGCAATAATTGCAGCGATCTCGCCTACCATTTTTTAGCCAACGAACTGGGGCAAAGCCACCGCGACAATCACCGTCGCATAGACGCCCCAGATCATTGTCTCCAGCCGGTCGAACCGAGCTTTGCCGTCATCCAGCCGTTGCTCAATCGCCTTGTAACGTAAGGCACACTCTTTTTCGTGAACCTCTATTTGGGTAACCGCTTTTTGCGCAAGCTCTTTCTGCGTGGCAGCCATCAGGCGGAATCTTCCTCGCCGTCTTCCACTGCATGCACCAACTCGTGCAAATCTTCGGCCCAGGCGTTGATGGTGCGCTCGCTTTCTATTAGCTGAATCTGCAGCTGTTGCTGCTGATCTCTCAGCATGCGGACGCGCTGCACGATGATTTGCGCTTCGGGCTGCAGGTCAGAGAAGTTAAAGTCGGTTTCGCCAATGGTGATGATTTCGTCCGTCATCATTCAGTTCCCATCGTCGGTCGCTCGTGGGGCCACTGCTCGGAAGCAGGCCAATCTCGCAAGAGTTGCCTGTAAGCGATCACTGCCTCTGCGTTCGGAAAATCAGAAACGGTCGCGGCAACGTCTGTTCGCAATAGTTCTTCATCGCGCCATTTTCGGGCTGCTTGCTCTGGATTTAAAACAGTCATTCCAACCATTATTTTATCCTCTGGTACTGAGTCGTGTTTTGACGATAATCTGGGCTGTCTTCACCAATGGTCGGCACGTTGATAGCAAACTCTCGCAAGGCGTTGGTGCCGGTACCGTGACCTAAAAACTTGGGGACAGAGTTGACGGTTTTGTAATAGCGTGGGCCTTCCTCCAGATTTTCCACGCTGAAAGTGCCGTTAGAATTTTGAACTAAAATACTTTGACCATTAGAACCTGACACACCCACTTCACCAGCTAAGTCAGTTCCACTAGCCCAACTGAGGTTACCCGACAGCGGTATTTTACGAATTTTTAGCGAACGACTGCCGTCAGAATTGACTTCAACGGTAAAGTAAGAAACGTAGAGATGCGTTGAGTCACCAGACATCGACTCTATAGAATAAGCGCTACTGCTCGACTGTGACTGCCAATCAATCACTACACTTGCACGATCACCATTTCCTGAAACGCTAAAACCAGTGTTGCCCCAGTTATACCCGCTTAAGTGATACACAAACAGATGGGCTCTGTTATTTGTGTAGGAAAAAAACAAATACAGTCTTCGATTCACGGGATCCCAGTGCATGCACGCAGGCTGACTTGAGTCTGTATATGAATAGGGCGAGGCACTTAAAGACGTGCCGCTGGAATCCTTTGGGTACCAACTGCCCTGATTGCTATTAGGCAGCCCAGCGTTTGTGCCTGACCCGCCGGTTAGAGAAGACGAATAAACTCTCAAATCGCTGTTGTTGTAGCTGATTAGCGCAGCGGCAAAATAGTCATTCGCGTTTACGATGGACGATTGCGGACTACTGCCATTGCACTTGATGTAACCTGTCCCGAGAATGTAATAATAACCGCTGTTCACCCCAGGCCAGTAAGAGGTCTGAGTTACGGTATCTGTTGCTATATTCGTCTGGTAAAAGCCTGGGTTATAAAACGTCGTGAAGTTGAGCGCCCACGCGCCATCTGACGAGACGCCCAGACCACCAGGGCTACTACCGCCACTCGCAGCCGCCGCTTGATAATCCGTGCTTTTAGAGACCGCATTGGGGCCAGCGTAAGCATCTGGGTACGTTGTTGTGTCAAAAGTTCGAGCGCCCTTTTTAAGCCAAACAAAGCCGTTGTCGCCCGTCCACAGGGTTCCTCGATCGGGAAACCATCGGTACTCGTTAATTTCAGCACCAGCGCTTCCGCCACCTAGTTGAATCGCCATCTAGAGCTCCTCCCATCCGATAGTTGCATCGACGTAAACCAAAGAAGCTCCAGCATTTGCTGCAAGCTCACCGTCATCCGCAGTTGAATTTATGTTCGAGCCATTTCTAGCAACGGTCACAGTTGCCGATCCTGCGTTTTTAATGAAAACGACGTTGCCAGCACTGGGACTTGCAGGCAGCGTGATCGTCACGGCGCTGCTCGAGTTGACAATCAATTGGTCTTTGCTGACTGCGGTGTAATTCGCCGTTTTGATAGCAAAGTCGTTGAACGCCCCGCCAATCGTTGCAAACGACAATGTGCCACTTCCATTTGTCGCCAGGGCTTGGCCTGCTGTTCCATCGGCCGTTGGCATTTTGATGCCATTGAAATTGGTCGAAGCTGCGTTGTAAGCGTAATTGCCCATGTAAGCGTGGCTGCTGCATTCGTAATAGAGAACGCTGGGCGTTTCTTTATCGACTGCTATTTGCGTGTATGCCCCTGCACTACCTGGGGTTCCGTTGGTCGTCACACCTGCCGTATAAGCTGTCGTTTTAGCAGCATCCATATAAAACAACAGGGGGTGACCACTGTTCGTCCCGTCTGCTTGGTCGAAGCGATAAACGTATTCACTGTTAGCCGTTACGCTGTCCGCGCCGTGTAAGCTGAGAGCAGGCGACTCGATTCCGTCGAGGAAGTAACCCGAACTACTGCCATCGCCGTTATAAGCATGCGCTGAAGTTTTTGCAGCCACTGTAACTGTGAAAATTACAGGATTTGCAGAACTGCCGTAATTTGCCGCGGTTGCATCGGCGTTGAAGTTTGCAGCGACAACATTTCCGGCTGCAGTCAAACCGCCAGATACGCTGAGACCACTCAGAGCCTCCGTGACTGCTGCGCCAGAGCCCGCGCCGTCAGTGACGATCATCTTCACAGCGCCAGCGGGGACAGCCACGTTCGCGCCAGATCCTTGCGAAAACGTCAGCGTGTACGACGTTTCGTTGCTGATGATCCAAACCTTGCTAATCGTGTTTGGCGCAAGAGTCACGGTGCATGCCTGACCACCGCCCGTGCATTTTAGGTACATGCTGCGCGCTTCGTCGGCAGCGCCGTCAGCGAGCGTGATAGTGTGTGTAGCCGCGTTCGGGATAGCTTCGCTACCCTGGCCGAACGCCGACGCCAGGTTGCTGATCGTCGCGTTTAGAAGCGTTCCCCAGGTTCCGCTGTTTGAGCCAGCTTCTTGCTCGCGGACGCGCAAATCATTGTTGAACGTGTCAGCCATCAGTTATTCCTCACGCTGCCCGTTGCCAGGTTGTGCTGGCGGCGGTTTGTTTTGTGTAGTTTGTGCTTGCGCTGGGTTGCGTTTGCCATTTGATTTCGCCGACAGCACTGACCGTAGAGACTGCAGTTGTCGCCGCACTCGCGCTATGAACGACTCCACCAATGATTTCGATTGATGAAGCAGCCGCAATACTTGCTGACGCGCTCGCGACCATGACAGCTGCAGCACTCGTCGTAGACGCCGCAGAAACGTGAGCAGCGCTTTCAGACACTCGCTGAGCGATTGCCGTAGCTGTTGACGTAGCAGCAATAGACGCGGGGCCAGTGGAGACAACGACAGCTTCAGCTGTGAAACTGCTCGTTGCAGACGCCGACGCAGTTCCTGGCTCGATGCGATCACCGCTCGCGGTAAAAACAGAAACAGCACTGATAGCGAC